ACTGCTATGACTAATGCAGCTCCTAAACAAACTTATCTCCCAACAAACAATGCACGATAATAAACCTGTCCGTGAAGTATCGCTTGATGACCTGGTATTGGGCATCACTAACCATAACAAACTACTGACTGCCGAGGCCAGAATCAAAGCACTTGAGATTGCCGGTGATCGTCTGGCTTTCCTTATGCTCAACGGAACTACCAGCGAAATGAAGAAGGCACTCTGGGAATGGAGAGAACTTAATCCATCGATAAAAGATACCGACAAACGACCACAAGAATGAGCCAAGACCTAACCAATAAATTAAACGCTCTGGCGATTGATGTGCTGGAGAAGAAAATCAAACTTCTTGAGCAAGAGAAAAGAATCTTAGAGCAACAGGTACTTTATTGGAGAGTCGAGTCTCATACTAACGAAGGCCGATGGATTCGCGCACTCGAAGACCTTAATAAATTCTATAACGAGAGACGAAACAATGGAAACAATTCCTAAGGCCGTACAGAATATTGTCACACTTTGCCGAGAAAATTATCAGCTCATCCTCTGGCTCGACGGCAAGGCCTACGCTGAATTTAGCACCGACTCAAAATCTGAATTTAGCAAAGCCCTGAAAGATTGGAAGCGAGTTAACCTTCCGACCCTTGCACGATCTGACTATAGAATCTATGTACGAGGAAAGAAGAAACTAATCGAAGCAGACTTTTAACATACAATGAGTAACTCCACTACTGAAAACATCGAGCGTCTACTACGCTTAATCCGTGATAACCTATCCGACTGCGAACTAAATCATAATACGCAGACGACCCGTAACGACCACGCTAATCTCGAAAACGCAATCCTCGCAGCTCTCATTGAAAGCAACCGCATCGAGCCTGAACGCTTGGAGGAAATTGCCGATGTAAAACCTTTACATGACCGCATCCATTCAATCGTCTTAGCCTTACGCGTCTCACGTAACAATCTTGAGCGATTGGAACACTACGCAGAATTAGCACTTGAACATGCTCGTGAGATTAGTCATACCGTAGAAGAACCTTACGACGACCACGAACTTTAATTCACACTTTATCCACAACTAACTAACAACAAAACCCTATGCCTATATTAGACATTAAACGCGTACAATACGACGCACTTCAAGCCCTGAACTATTCGGGTATGAAGGAACTCTTAAAATCACCGGCTCACTATCAGATCTATTTAAACACCGTTCGCCCAGAATCGAAAGCCTTACGAATCGGCAAATTAACCCATGCCTGCGTATTACAGAATGAACTATTTCAGAAGTATAAACCTAAGCCAGACGCTGATCGCAGAACTAAAGAAGGAAAAGAGATTCATCAATTCTTTATTGATAACTTAAAAGAAGACGAGGAAGCCTGCGACGCTGACGAATACGAAACCGCGCTAAAACTCGGTGACGCGATGTCGGGCCTGCTTAATAAATACGGAGTTAGCAAACCAGTCGCTACTGAAATGACTGTTATCGGTATAGAGAACGAACAATGCACAATTAAATCTTCAATCGATTATGTAGCCGAAGATAAAGACGGCAGAGTCTGGCTTTACGACTTAAAGACCACTGATGACGCTAGCCCTAAGGCTTTCCTTCGCACCGCCTATCAATATAACTACCACCTACAAGCTGCGACCTATCTTCGCACATTCGAGAAATATACTAAGGTTCGTCCGATGGGTTTCCGCTTTGTAGTCGTGGAGAAAGAAACATATCAGGGAGCAATCTACGACCTCGGTCCTGAGATTATGACTGACGGAGTTATCAAACTAGAGAACTGCATTAAGACATACACCGAATGCGTTAAGACTCAACAATGGCCTGGCTATGCCGATGGAGTACATATTCAAACGCTCGATTGGGAACGAAAAGATAAAGGCACTGCAATTACTTTCGCTTAATTTTACCTTACACTAAAACAATGACTACTCCATCCTCTGATCGTCCACCTCTTACGACCATCGACACTTCCGGTGTTTATGTTCTTCGCTTGTGCAAACCCAAGCCAGAGAAATACAAATTGAACACTGGTGGTTTTCCATCCGTCTCAATCTTCTTCATGACCGCCGAAGGTAAATGCTTTAATAAAAACTACTCCACGCAATTCGGCACTAAACAAGTCGCTATGCTCGTTGGCAAATTCACAAACAAATACGTCCAAGCACCAGAGCAAATGCACATTAGCCAATTTATCGAGCTTGTAGACTCAGCCGCCAACTGCGTAGCCGAAGTAGACCTTGAAGTCACACCGAATGGCGAATGGAATGGTCGCCCTCAATATAAGTACAAACTCAAATCTATTAAAAGCATTTTGGGAAACTCGGAAGGCCAGCCTACATTAAACGCTGACGCACCTGTTCCTGACTTTACTAAGCCTGACGCTCCGTTCTAACAATGGACGACTCAGCTTACACCGATCCGTTAGAAAGTATATTTCCTAAGCGGACGCTGGTCTTAATCTGTGGCTATGCTCGTGCAGGCAAAGATACGCTCGGTGACGGAATTTTAGAATGGTCTGAGAAGAACGCAGAGAAGGTTAACTTTGCAGACGCACTTAAAGACTCGGTTAATGTTTTCCTAGACTGCTTAGACCTTAAAGGCGATTTTCACGATGACCGATTCAAGGATACTAATCGACGCTTCCTAGTAGCCTGCGGAACATTTGCGCGCGATTTGAAACCTTCAGTATTTGCTGAGATTATGGTCCAGAATGTAGCTCAAGGCTATGATGACGACGGAATGGCACTAGATACCGTTATTTGCACTGACTGGAGATACTTGAATGAACTCATCGTATGTCAGCAAACTTTAATTCCATTAGGTTGGAGAGTACGCACAGTTTATATTTCAACTTCCGGTATTTCAGCTGCAAACCCTGAAGAGGCTAATTCAATATGCGAAATTCGTGATGTAGTTAAATTCGACCAGGAGTATCATTTTGACGTTCAGCAAAGACAACAAATTATGTACGAGGGCCGTATGCTTGCAAAACAATGGTCACTATGATTCAACACGATCAGCCGAGACCGTTCTTAACTACTGACCAATTAGATTGGGCGGAGCGAATGGGAATCAGCGCTGAACGAGCTTATTGGTTGGCTTCCTGTCCAAGTGATACGCGTATTGGAAATAAGGACAGACCTAAGAATACTTTCAATGCTTTCGACCCTGAGAAGTCTTTTCTTTATAAACAACCAGGAGGGCATTACTATTACTTCCGACTTAAACGCGTCGATGTATTTATTATGCGGAAACTTTCTAAGGATTTTGAGAAGGCTAAGAAGATGCGTGATGCGATTATCCTTCAAATGAATTTAACCCTAAAAAAATGAGTACCAACAAACCCATAAGATTTGTCTTTGCAGCTGATAGCCACGGAGACATGGCCTGCGATGAAAGCCTTCAAGCTCTTTACGCATATTGCAAAGACTATAAACCACATCTCCGCATTGGCGGTGGCGATCACTTCGACCTACGTTCGCTCCGAAAGGGGGCAATGGGAGATAAGGAAGGTGCTGAATCTCTTGAAATGGATTTAGATATGGGATATGATTTTATAAATAAGTTTCGTCCTACTTATTTATTAAAAGGTAATCATGAATATAGATTAGAAGCATTGGCACGTAATCACCCATCTGGCATTGTTCGTGATTATTGTGCTGAGAAAGACGAAAAAATTAACACCGTGGCAAGAAAAGCCGGTTGCAAAACTATTTTACCTTACCACGGAAAACTTGGACTGCTTCGTATAGGGCCTTTATCTTTCCACCACGGAATCGGTTCAAATTTACTTAAGATGGGTAAGCACTACACGGCTGGCGGGGTTGCTGGTGGTGGTTTCTTCTGCGGACACGGTCACACAGGCCATCAAGTTAACCTCGATCAATTTGGAGGTGGCGCAGCTTATATGTCTCCGTGCTTAGCTCGAATCGATGACCTCGATTACAGTGCAAACTATATGGGAACTGCTAAATGGAATAACGGATTCATCGCTGGCTGGTATATGGGCAATGACTGGAAGGCTTGGATCATACATCGCATTGGCAAAAAATGGTTATGGCAAACTGAACTTAAAACTTGGGAATACAAAAAATGAAAAAAAAACAACCAGACCCTGTATTGATGGCAATCATGTCCGAGATACACAAGACCGCTGAGAAGCCACAACCAGGCTATAAGACTGTCAGAGAGTGGGGTCAGACTTGGGGCTTCAAACCAAGTCGAGCATTGGAATTACTTAACAAAGGAATTAAATTTGGAACGATTCAAAAGAAAACATTTCGCGTCTCAATGTTTGACGGTAAAAGAATAGCACCTGTGCCACATTACGGACTGAAGAAAAAATAATAATCTTGAACGGCAACCCAACTGCCGACACATACGACTCTCCCTATGAAATCAAAAAAACTCCCGCCCAACGTAATTGAGATGGAAAACCATTTACTTGGTTATCTGATCGCAAAAGAATTTTATCTGCCAGACGAATTACTTCCGTCGGATTTCTTTGAACCAAAGAACCAAGCTATAGCGATTGCATTATTTAATTTAAAGAAAGACGAGAAAAAGGTAGATATAGCATTACTTAACACTTACCTATTCAATGCTGGTTCAACTGTAGATTATAATTATCTAAGCTTCTTAATTGGAATTGAGAACAACAATAATTTAAACGGTGATTGGATAACATACATCAAGCAAACCTCGCAGCTGCGTAAAATCCAAGTGATAGCCGACAATTTGATTACCGCTTGTGCTGATCCATTGTCTCGCCCTGAAGATGCTATCCTTTATCTCGAGCAGTCTGTTAAGTCATTAGGCGCTAAGAGTAAAACGCTTGAGGAAATGTCTCTTGATGGGTTGATGAACTTTGATAGACGTAATGACCCGAACTGCGTATTAGGCCGACGCTGGCTTTGCAAAGGTGGCTCACTTCTGATCGTTGGGCAGTCCGGTACGGGTAAGTCATCGCTTATGATGCAAGCTGCAACATCGTGGTCAGTAGGCCGTAACTTTTTTGGTATCACTACTAAGAAACCTTTACGCACCTTAATCATACAAGCCGAGAACGACACAGGGGACGTTGGAGAATCTTTTCAGGACTGCGTGAACGGTAGCAGATTTAGCCAGGGAGAGATTGATAATTTAAAACAGAATTTATACATTTACCGCGATACCGTATCGTCTGGGCAATCTTTTCTTGCTTTGCTCAAGCAGTTAATAGTCCAGCACCAAGCGGACATTGTATTTGTTGACCCTTTGCTTTCATTTGCTGGTATCGATGTAACACTTCAATCCGAGGTTAGCACATTCCTGCGCCACGGCCTTTCGCCAATCCTATTGGAGACTGGGGCTATCCTTGTAGCGATGCACCACACCGGGAAACCTAAGTCATCGAAGGATACTGCAGGCTACACTGTAGCTGACATGGCTTACTCAGGACTTGGATCGTCAGAGTTTACTAACTACTTCAGAGAGGTGGCTTGTCTTGTTCGTGAGCAAGGGGCTGACCCTATCTATAAGTTTGGACTGACTAAGCGACGCGGTCGGGCATATCTTACTGATGAGAATGGTCAGTTCGCACCAGAGATAAGTATTCGTCATAGCCGAGAAGCAGGAGTCATACGCTGGGAGTATGCTAAGGTAGCAACCGAACCGATAGTCTTAGTACCGCCACCAGTTAGCGATTCCGCTTACGGAAAGGGGTCGCCAAGCCGTTTTAATTACGGAGGATAGGTCTTATATACCCCTAAGTATATTATAACCTCATTATGCTTAATTTTAAACAAATCAACCTTCTTAAGTCGTGTAGAAGGCTTCTTATACATAAGAGGGCTTCGCTCTCTTACTATAAGTTTTTTCTTCACCCTCTCGCCTCGCTTCGCGGGCTTCGGGTTCGCTAGTAATGGAAAACAATAAATCAAAACAACCTGTACCTAGAAAATTTAGGTTGGCTATATACCGGTATAGATTCCGCAGGGATCACCCTGAAGAAGCAAAAGCAAGGGCAATGAAAGGAACACTAAGCACAATTAAAAAATGGAACGCTAAGAATGATTTATTCGTTCAGTTGCTTAAAACACAATTACCTAAGCAATTAACTACTTTTGAATTAAGATGGTATTTAAATCAAATCGAGTATTACAATCCTAAGACAGGTAAAAATTATAATCCGTTATCACTACAACGCAGGCTGATGCGACGAGGCTTAATCAAATACGATGCAGGCTTGGGAAAGTGGATAAACTTAACACTGTTGCAACTTCCAGACTCGCAATAGATTGTGCGTTGGTGCAACGTAAAACCTGTTACGACGTAACACCATCTAATGCTAAGGAAGCCAAGTCTTTCGACGCTTGGTTCTATTCGTTAACAAAGAAGGAGCAGGATAAGTTACGCGATGGTGGTGTGTTACCGTATAAGGAAATGTGGAAGCCGAGTAGAGTGTTTGAGATAAAGGAAAACCATAACGCATGGTCATCGGACAATGTACCCGATCACCGCACTGAGACTGATAACTTCGTAACGCGTGAGTGCGTCGGTCAGCTGCTTAAGTCTTTCATCGACGCGTTAGCATTCACAAATAATTATTCATTCCGCCGTCACGTCGAGCTGGTCAGGTGGGCGTTGGAACTGCCGGGCCGTATGCCGTCGCGTAACCTAGCCGATATGTATGGTCTCTCTCATGAATGGGTACAGAAACGTGCGCGCAAGATAAGGGAGGCAGTAAATGTTTCTGATATGTTAATCCTTGAGCCGTATACTGATGCGGAACGATTGGAAATTAAACGATTAACAAATAAAACAAAGCAAAAACAGGCTAAACCCCGTGGTAAGGAATCTCTTTAACCCCGTACACCTCTGGCGTGGTGCAACCAC